TTGAGGCCCTAAAATCTGAACTGCCCCACTCAAAATGGATGGCGCAGTACCAGCAAGACCCCACATCTGAAGTTAGCGCTATCGTTAAACGCGAATGGTGGCAGATTTGGGAGCGAGAAACACCTCCGCAGTGTGAATTTATTATCCAGTCTTGGGATACGGCGTTCCTAAAAAGCGAACGTGCCGACTATTCAGCATGCACAACATGGGGTGTTTTCTATAAAGACGACGATACAGGGCGCCCACAGGCAAACATTATTCTGCTAAATGCGTTTAAAAGACGTATGGAGTTTCCCGAGCTGAAAATGGTCGCAAAAGAAGAGTTTGATGAGTGGGAACCAGATAGTTTAATTGTTGAAGCAAAAGCTGCAGGCTCCCCCCTAATCTTTGAATTGCGTCAGGCAGGCATTCCTGTACAAGAATTTACACCAAGTAAAGGCAATGATAAGATTGCGCGACTTAATGCTGTTGCTGATATATTTGCATCAGGACGTGTTTGGGTCCCAAGTACAAATTGGGCTGAAGAATTAGTAGAAGAAGTCGCGTCTTTCCCATCCGGAGAGCATGATGACTTAGTAGATAGTATGACCCAAGCATTACTTCGTTTTCGTCGCGGCGGCTTCCTGCGTTTGGGGTCGGATTATGAAGACGAGACTCCGGGATTTAGAAGCTCTAAAGAAAAACGATTTTACGCGATGTAATCGCAAAAGGACCAAACAATGGATATTCAGAAAGCACTTAACCCCGCACCTCTGGGTCTTGGAGCGCTACAAGATGGTAACCCCGCTGGCATGGAGCCGCTTGAGATTCAGATTGAAGACCCGGAAAGTGTCACCATCAAGCATGGCGGGATGGAGGTTGTCCTTGAGCCGGATAAGGAAACGAACGATGAGTTCAATGCAAACCTTGCCGAGGATATGGATGAGGGTGAGCTTACTGAGTTAGCTGGTGATTTGCTGGGTGATTTTGAGACTGACGTTGCGTCACGCCGTGACTGGCTTGAGACCTATGTAGACGGCCTTGAGTTGTTGGGCCTGAAGCTTGAAGACCGTACGGAGCCGTGGCCCGGCTCTTGCGCTGTGTACCATCCCCTGCTTGCTGAAGCACTTGTTAAGTTCCAGTCTGAAACCATCATGGAGACGTTCCCGGCAGCGGGTCCGGTTAAGACCAAGATTATTGGCAAGGATACCCCCGAGAAGGAAGAAGCCGCAGTTCGTGTGCAAGACGACATGAACTATCAACTGACGGAAAAGATGCCTGAGTATCGTCCGGAGCATGAGCGCCTGTTGTGGGGTTTGGGCCTTGCTGGTAACGCCTTTAAGAAGATTTATTTTGACCCATATCTTGACCGTCAAGCCGCTGTGTACGTTCCTGCAGAAGACATGGTAGTGCCGTATGGCGCGTCAGATTTAGAGACTGCCCCGCGTATTACCCATGTGATGCGCAAAACTAAAAACGAGTTACGCAAGCTACAGGTGGCTGGGTTCTATCGTGACGTAGACCTTGGTGACCCCGTGCTTGTTATGGACGAGGTTGAGAAGAAGATTGCTGAGCAGATGGGCTTCAGTGCTTCGACGGATGACCGGTTCAAGATTCTTGAGATGCACGTTGACTTGGAGCTTCCGGGCGACGAGGACAAAGACAAGGACGGTAACGAGACAGGTATTGCTCTGCCATATGTTGTGACTATTGAGAAGTCCACTGAGACTATTCTGGCTATCCGCCGTAATTGGGACCCCGAAGACAAGGCCAAGATTAAGCGTCAACACTTTGTCCACTACGGATATATCCCCGGCTTTGGCTTCTACAACCTTGGTTTGATTCACCTGATTGGGGCGTTTGCCAAGTCTGGCACGATGCTTATGCGTCAGTTGGTGGATGCAGGCACTTTGTCTAACCTGCCGGGCGGGTTTAAGTCACGTGGGCTGCGGGTTAAGGGCGACGATACCCCGATTGCTCCGGCTGAATGGCGTGATGTGGACGTACCCAGCGGCACTATTCGAGACAACATCCTACCCCTGCCGTACAAAGAACCCAGCCAAGTTCTTATGGCACTGATGAATCAGATTGTAGAAGAGGGCCGTCGCTTTGCTTCTGCGGCTGATTTGCAAGCATCTGATATGTCGGCTAACTCACCGGTTGGTACAACGCTAGCTATTCTGGAACGTAGCTTAAAGATTATGTCGGCAGTGCAAGCGCGTATTCATTACTCGATGAAGAAGGAATTTAAGCTTCTTGCAGCGATTATTAGAGATTATGCCCCTACTGAATACGATTATGACCCCGAAATTGGTGACCGGCAGGCCCGTAAAGAAGACTTTGACATGGTCGAAGTTATCCCTGTTTCAGACCCAAATTCGGCAACAATGGCCCAAAAAGTGGTGCAAATGCAAGCAGTTATGCAGATGGCTGCAGCCAGCCCGCAGATTTATGACCTGCCTGAGCTTAATAAGCAGATGCTAGAGGTTATGGGCGTAAAGAATATTGGCAAGCTTATCCCCACTGCGGATGACCAAAAGCCGAAAGACCCTGTGTCTGAAAACATGGCTATTCTCAATAGTAAGCCGGTCAAAGCGTTTATTTACCAAGACCATCAAGCGCATATTCAAACGCACATGGCGGCTATTCAAGACCCCAAGATTATGCAGATGGTTGGTCAGTCACCCGCGGCGCAACAGATTGGTGCTGCTATGCAAGCACATATCGCGGAACACTTAGCTTTTGCTTACCGCGCACAAATCGAACAGCAGCTTGGTGTATCTCTGCCGCCCCCGGACGAACAACTGCCGGAACAAGTAGAAGTAGAACTCTCAAAGATGATTGCTCAAGCGGCGCAACAACTACTTCAACAAAATAAATCGCAACAACAGCAAGAACAAGCACAGCAACAACAGCAAGACCCGCTTATTCAGATGCAGATGCAAGAACTCCAACTCAAGCAGCAAGACCTGCAGATTAAGGCACAAAAGAGCCAAGCAGATATTGAGATTGAGAAGGCCAAGTTACAACTTGAAACGGCCCGTATGCAGTCGCAGGAAAAGATTGCAGAGGCACAAATTGTTGCTAAGGCTGCGTCAGAAGCCCAGAAGCTGGATGCACAGCACACGCTGGAGGGCACAAAGATGAGCATGAAAGCATCCGAGGCCAAGCAAAAAATGGAGATGCAGCAGCATACCGAGGGTGTCCGCATGGGTATTGACGCCGCAAAAGCAAGAGAACAGATGACCAATCAGCAACGCATGCAACAAACCAACCAACCTAATAAACCTAAGGAAGAATAATGAACGACACGCTTGAATATCTGATTAAGAAAATCGGAGAAGAGCGCAACAATATCGCAGACTGTTTGGTTGATGGTAACTTACAGGATTTTGCGCAATATCAGTTTTTGTGTGGTCAGGCACGGGGTCTACTGGCGGCGCAAGTAATTATTTCTGACCTCGCAACTCAATTGGAGCAAGACGATGACTGAAGAAGTCACGCAGGAAACCGCAACGCAACTTCCCGAACCTACTGGATACCGCATTCTTTGTGCAGTACCTGATTTGGGCGACACGCTTGATGAAGAAGGCTTGATTATTAAGGCAGACAAAACCAAGGAGCTTGAATCACTTGCTACGGTTGTGCTGTTTGTCGTGAAGATGGGTGACATGTGTTACAAGGACGACCAACGATTTCCCACGGGTCCGTGGTGTGCTGAAGGTGATTTTGTTCTTGTTCGCGCATATGCAGGCACTCGTATCAAGATTCATGGGCGTGAATTCCGAATTATTAACGATGATTCGGTTGAAGCAATTGTCGATGACCCACGCGGCTATAGCCGTGCATAAGGAGTAAATGATGGCTGAGCAAGAAAATAATATGGATATGGTGGAGTTCGAGTTTCCTGATGAAACAGAAGTAAATATTAAAACTAAGACTCCAGAAAAAGAGGAAGAAGAATCTTACGAGATTGAGGATGACACGCCAGAGCAAGACCAAGGCCGTGACCCTTTACCAAATGAAATTGTAGAAGAGCTTGAAAAAGACGAACTGAATGAATATTCAGAGCGCGTACGTACCCGCATGTCGCAGTTAAAGAAAGTCTGGCATGACGAACGCAGGGCTAAAGAAGCAACCGTTCGTGAACGTGAAGAAGCTCTTCGCGTTGCCCAGCAAATTATGGAAGAAAACAAGCGGCTAAAAGCATCACTTGAACAAGGTGAAGGCCAATTAATTGGTACGTATAAAGAAGCTGCTTCACGAGAACTTGAAATTGCTAAGCGTGAATATAGAGACGCTTATGATTCTGGTGATACTGAGAAAGTTGTTGAAGCGCAAGAACGTCTTACTAAGGCACAATTGTTTTTGCAAGAAGTAAATAACTATCGTCCGCAATACACCAGTAAAGAAACTCCTTTACAAGAATCAAATAATACTGTAAATACAGAAACACAACGGCCCCAAATTCCCCAACCGGACTATAAAGCGGTTACGTGGCAAGAGCGTAATCCTTGGTTTGGAAACGATGAGGAAATGACCAGCTTGGCTTTGGGGCTGCATGAGAAGCTGGTTAAAGGTGGCGTGGACCCTAGGTCTGACGACTACTACCGTCGTATTGATAATACGATGCGCAAGAGGTTCCCCGAATATAAATGGGGAGATTCGCAGGATGGCAGTGCCAATCCTCGCGCAAAACAGGCACAAGTTGTTGCCCCGGCAACGCGTAGCACCGCGCCTAGGAAAGTAGTGCTGACCAAGACGCAAGTAAATCTTGCTAAAAAGCTTGGTATTACCCCGGAGCAATATGCTCGTGAACTGATTAAGGAGAACAGAAATGGCT